TAATTCAGAGTTGATCTTTGGAGGTGGTGCACCTGCAGGTATAACAACTACAGGATATAGTTCTGGATTTACATTACAAGGAGATGATGCTTGGGATCAGGATGCTGAAGGTATAATTTTCTCAGCATCTGGAAATCAGACACTTACTCTTACAAACGGTTTCAATTACGATTATTCATCAGGTATCGGAACCGAAGGTGCTTTAGATTCAACTAAGGCAGATATCAACGGAGGATATGATATCCTTGGAAATACTGAAGAGTATGACGTTGATTTCTTAATTCAAGGTTCTGCTAGTTACGGAAAAGAAGCAGCACAAGCACTAGCATCTAAACTTATTTCAGTTGCTGAACTAAGAAAAGATTCAATTGCTTTCATATCACCATATAGAGGTGCATTTTTATCAGAATCAGCTGATAATAAAACTAATACTATAAACTCTGCTAATGCAATTACAGATAATGTAGTATCATTCTTTGCACCATTACCTTCATCAAGTTACGCTGTATTTGACAGTGGATACAAATACATGTATGATAGGTTTGCAAATACATTTAGATATGTACCTCTAAACGGAGACATCGCAGGTATTTGTGCTAGAAATGATATTAACAACTTCCCTTGGTTCTCACCTGCAGGAACAGCAAGAGGTTCAGTCCTCAACGCTATCAAACTAGCATATAATCCTACAAAAGCACAAAGGGATGTTCTTTACACCAATAGAATCAACCCAGTAATCTTCTCACCAGGAGATGGAATTATCCTATTCGGTGACAAGACAGGTCTTTCTAGAGCATCAGCATTCGACAGAATTAACGTTCGTCGTCTATTCCTCTTCCTAGAAGATGCGATCTCAGCTGCTGCTAAAGACCAACTATTTGAGTTTAACGATGAAATTACAAGAACAAACTTTGTAAATATAGTTGAACCATTCTTACGCGATGTTCAAGCAAAGCGTGGAATCACAGATTATGTTGTTGTTTGCGATCAGACAAACAACACTGCAGCAGTTATTGATGCAAATGAGTTCGTCGCTGACATCTTTATCAAACCCGCAAGATCAATTAACTTCATTGGTCTAACATTTGTTGCAACTAGAACAGGTGTTTCATTTGAAGAAGTAATCGGTAACGTTTAATTAGAGGTTTAAAAAATGCCCACTAGACAACAAATTAATCCACCCCCACTAAGAAAGATTACTGATTTTAAAAGTAAGTTAATTGGTGGTGGTGCAAGAAGCAATCTATTTGAAGTTGTACTCAACTTCCCTAGCATTGCTCCCGCAAGTTCAGAAGTTCTTGATAAAGCAAGATTCTTAGTTAAAGCAGCAAATTTACCTGCTTCAAACATATCTGACATAACAGTTCCTTTCAGAGGTAGGATTCTCCACGTAGCAGGAGATAGAACTTTTGATAGTTGGACAATTACAGTTATTAACGATACAGATTTTGCTATTCGTTCTGCTATGGAAGCATGGATGAATGCGATAAACAGAGTCTCTGATAATACAGGTTCAACAGATCCTGCATCTTATCAAGCAGACGCAACTGTTTTCCAATTAGATCGTTCTGGAGAAACACTCAGATCTTATCGTTTTTACGATATTTTCCCAACTCAAGTTGCTCCTATCAACCTATCATATGATACGGAAGGTATTCAAGAGTTTACTGCAGAGTTCCAAGTTCACTGGTGGGAAGCTGCCAAGGGTGTTGGTTCCGCAGCAGGTGGTGAAAATATCAACTAAATAAACATAGGAATATTTTAAGAGAATTTAATAATGGCGAAACTCTTTGGTTTTTCGATTGAAGATAATGAAAAGAAACCGAAAGGTATAGTATCCCCCGTCCCTCAAAATAATGAGGACGGGGCTGATTTCTATCTACAATCAGGATTTTATGGACAGTACGTAGACATCGAAGGTGTCTATAAAACTGAATACGATCTAATTAGACGGTATCGCGAGATGTCGTTACATCCAGAAGCTGATAAAGCAATCGAAGATATTATCAATGAAGCAATTGTTAGTGATCTTTATGATTCTCCTGTAGAAGTTGAATTAACAAATTTAAACGCAAGCGATAAGTTAAAAAAAGCAATAAGAGAAGAATTTAAGACTATAAAAGAAGTTCTTGATTTTGATAAGAAAGCACATGAAATATTTAAAAACTGGTATGTTGATGGTAGATTATTCTATCTGAAAGTAATTGATGTTGATAATCCAGAAAAAGGTATTCAAGATTTAAGATATATTGATCCTTTAAAAATAAAGCATGTCAGAAAAGAGAAGAAGAAAGAAAATGACGCAGGATTTAGAGGATCTATACCTATCGCTAGTCGAGCTCCTGTAGATTACCCAGAAATAGAAGAACATTTCATATACACTCCAAACTCAGGTGCTAATCGTGGACCTGGTAACTTTGGTGCATCAAAGGCATCTATCAAAATTGCAAAGGATTCAATTGCATTCTGTACATCTGGATTAGTTGATAGAAATAGAAATACTGTTTTATCTTACTTACATAAAGGAATCAAAGCACTTAATCAGTTAAGAATGATTGAGGATAGTCTTGTAATTTATAGATTATCAAGAGCACCAGAAAGAAGAATATTTTATATTGATGTTGGTAACTTACCAAAAGTAAAAGCAGAACAATATCTTAAAGATGTTATGATGCGTTATAGAAATAAAATGGTCTATGATGCAAACACTGGAGAAGTTCGCGATGATAAGAAATTCATGAGTATGATGGAAGATTTCTGGTTGCCTCGTAGAGAAGGTGGTCGTGGAACTGAAATCACAACTTTACCTGGTGGACAGAATCTTGGAGAACTTTCTGATATAGAATACTTCCAGAAAAAATTATATCGTGCATTAAGTGTTCCTGAGACAAGAATGCCTGGTGGTGGAGATGGTTTTAATCTTGGTAGATCATCAGAAATCTTGAGAGATGAATTACAATTTTCAAAATTTGTAGGACGTTTAAGAAAGAGATTCTCAAATCTATTCAATGATCTTCTAAGAACACAATTAATTCTTAAAAATATTATTGCTCCAGAAGATTGGGAGCAAATTAGCGATCATATACAATATGATTACCTATATGATAATCAATTTGCTGAACTCAAAGAATCTGAATTATTAGAAGGAAGATTAGGAATATTAGCAACCATCGAACCATATATTGGTAAGTATTATTCTACTGAATATGTTCGTAAGAAAGTATTACGTCAAACTGACTCTGAAATTATTGATATTGATGAGCAGATAGAAGATGAAATACAGAAAGGTATTTTACCAGATCCATCTCAAGTTGATCCAATAACTGGAGAACCATTACCACAAGATGGAATAAATGGAGAAGCAGGACAAGTTCCTACGAATGGAGAAGCACCAATGGTAGATCCTCAAGATGGAGAAGGTGCTGTTTTAGATGAACCAAATGGCATAACTTCACCTAAAGGTGGAAAGATCTAGTATAAATAAAAATAAACATAACATTAAATCATGGAAGATATTATTAATGCTATAGCAACAGATGCTTCTGCATCCGAAGTTTCAGATGCTTTGAAGAATGCTCTTTTTGCAAAAACAGGAGAAAAAATTGATGCTATGAAATCTGGAGTAGCGAACAAAATGTTTGCTATGGAACCAGAAGAAGTAGAAGAAATAGAAACAGAAGTCGAAGCAGAAGCAGAAACTGAAGTTACTGATACACCAGAAGAAGAAGAGAAAACTGAATAAAGATACTTAATTTAATAAATACAAGATAGTATTCTATATTCTATACAAGAAAAACTGAGGAACTAAAAGAATGACAAGAATTCTCGTAAAAGGGACACAAATAACTGTACCGAATACAGTTGGTGCTGCTACTAGTTTTAGTGAAGCAACTGTTGTTCGTTTAGCAAATCCATCTGCCAACGACAGAGTAGTTACTGTTGCTGAAAATAACGGTGGTTCCGCTACTATAGGAACTTTCACAATATTAGCAGACACAACAGAATTATTGGAAAAGAATCCATCAGATGTAGTTTTTGTAAATGCAGGAACTGATGTGTTAGGTGCTAAAGTAGGATTTACAAATTAGGACTATGAAACTAATAACAGAAGAAATCTCAAACGTTAAATTTATTACTGAAGGAAAAGGTAGTAAAAAGAAAATGTATATTGAAGGTGTTTTCCTTCAAGGAGATCTAAAAAATCGTAACGGAAGAATGTATCCTGTTCAAACTCTTGCAAAAGAAGTTAACAGATATAATGAAGCATTCGTTGCAAAAGGTCGTGCTCTTGGAGAACTTGGACACCCCGATGGTCCTACAGTAAACCTTGACAGAGTTTCTCATAAAATTACTTCTCTTCGTCAAGAGGGAAATAATTTTGTAGGAAAGGCACAAATTCTTAATACCCCTATGGGCAAAATTGCATCTTCTCTTTTAGATGAAGGTGTAACTTTAGGTGTATCATCTCGTGGTGTTGGTTCACTAAGAGAAGATCGTAATGGATGTAAAGTTGTTGGCGAAGATTTCATGTTAGCAACTGCTGCAGATATTGTTGCTGATCCATCAGCACCTGATGCTTTTGTATCGGGAATTATGGAAGGAAAAGAGTGGGTTTGGGAAGGAGGAATACTCCGTGAACAACTCGCATCTCAAACAAAAAAACATATTAATACACTTGTAGATCAGAAGGTACTTGAGGAACATAAATTGAATTTATTCAATGAATTCCTATCAAATCTTTAAGTTCTATAAATAAATACAGATTATCACCAATTTACTTAGGTAGCAAATTAGACAAAATGGAAAAAATCGAAGAGAACGTGGTGACCAAAGGTGCTAAACCTGCGGAACCAATGCAAAAAATGGCAGGAGGAAATGTAGAAGATCTTGGCGGTCCTACACCTGAAAACTATAAGCCTGATGACGATTCAGCAAAACTAAAAACACCTGGTGCAACTCTTAAGCAAGTTAAGGATGTTGTAAACAAGGGTGCTAAACCTGCAGAGGGAACTCCCGCAGGAATGAAGGAAGAGGAAGAAGTTGAAGGCGAAGTAGTCGCTGAAAACGAAGTAGCAACTGATGAAGTTGTTGCTGAAGAAGAATCTTCTACAGAAGAAGTTGTTGCTGAAGCAGAAGAAACTTCTGAAGAGGAAGTAATTGCTGAAGAGGAAGAGGCAGAAGAGGAAATTAATATCGACGAAGATATTAATGCACTTATTGCAGGAGAGGAACTTTCCGAGGAATTCCAAGAGAAAGCAAGAACAATCTTCGAGACCGCAATCAAGTCTAAGGTTGCTACCGTTAAGGAAGAACTACAAGAAGCTTATGAAAAAGTGCTTGTAGAGGAAGTAGAAGCGGTGAAAAAAGATTTAACAGATCGCGTCGATTCATACCTTGAGTATGTTGCAGACGAGTGGGTTAAAGAAAATCAACTCTCAGTCGAAGAAGGACTAAAGGCTGAAATGACTGATTCATTCTTAGAAGGAATGAAGAAACTATTTGAAGAACATTATGTAACAATCCCTGAAGACAAATATGATGTCCTAGAGAGTATGGTAGATAAACTTGATGAAATGGAGTCAAAACTCAATGAGCAAATCGATAAAAACGTTGCTCTTAATAAGAGGTTAGCAGAATCAGTTGCTGATGTAATTTTTTCAGAAGTAACAGAAGGATTAGCACTTTCACAGAAAGATAAGCTCGCTAAACTTGCAGAAAACGTTGAGTTTGATAGTGAAGATACCTATAGAGAGAAACTAGTTAAGTTAAGAGAATCTTATTTCCCTTCAAACACTAGTGCTCCAAAGAAAGATAACTCTGATACCCTAATTTCTGAAGGGGTTGAAGAACCAGTTAAGCAGTATTCTTCTAGAATGGATGCTTATCTTCAGACTCTAGGTAGAGTTGCCAAAAAGTGATTTTTAAATTATAAAATCAAACAAACAAATTTCGCATAAAGGAAAATTCAAATGCAAATGTTCAACGCTGAACATCTACAGGAGAAGTGGGCACCGATCTTAGACCACGATGGTCTAGATCCAATTAAGGATTCACATCGTAGAGCGGTAACTGCTATTCTGCTAGAAAACCAAGAAAAGGCTGTACAGGAAGAAAGAGAATTTCTATCTGAGCAACCTACAGTAAACACAAACTCAACATCATCAACAGCAGGTTTCTCTGCTGACGCATCATCACCTGTTGCAGGTTTTGATCCAGTGTTAATCAGTTTGATCCGTCGTTCTATGCCAAACTTGGTCGCTTATGACCTAGCAGGTGTACAACCAATGAACGGTCCAACTGGTTTAATCTTCGCAATGCGTTCTAAGTTCAAGTCTATGGACGGATCAGAAGCATTATTCGACGAAGCAGATACATCATTCTCTGGACAGAACTCAGGTTTCGACATCGAAGGTACACGTTACGTATCTGGTGGTGGTGGAGAAGCAGTTGGTTTCGGTACAACTGGACCTACATCAGCTTCAAACCCAGGTCTTCTTAACCCAGAGGGTTCACAGACAGCAACTACTTATCCTGTTGGTCAGGGTATGGGTACTGCTGAGTCTGAAGATCTAGGAACATCTGGAGACGAGTTCAACCAGATGGCATTCAGCATCGAGAAAGTTACTGTGACTGCTAAGTCCAGAGCACTTAAAGCTGAGTACTCATTAGAACTTGCTCAAGACCTCAAAGCAATCCACGGATTGAATGCAGAAGCAGAACTTGCTAACATTCTTTCTACTGAGATTCTTGCTGAGATCAACAGAGAAGTTATCCGTACAGTATACAAAGCTGCTAAGTCTGGTGCACAGGCAAACGTTGCTTCAAACGGTACATTTGACTTAGACGTTGATAGTAACGGTAGATGGTCTGTTGAGAAGTTCAAGGGATTGATCTTCCAGATCGAAAGAGATGCCAACGCAATCGCACAAGAAACAAGACGCGGAAAGGGTAACATGATCCTTTGCTCTGCTGACGTTGCTTCTGCATTAACAATGGCTGGTGTACTAGATTACACTCCTGCTCTTAACGCTAACCTTAACGTTGATGACACAGGCAATACATTTGCAGGTGTACTACAAGGTAAGTATAGAGTATACATCGACCCATATTCAGCAAACGTTGCTGCTGCTCAGTACTACGTTGTTGGATACAAAGGTTCTTCACCTTACGATGCAGGATTATTCTACTGCCCATACGTTCCACTACAGATGGTTCGTGCAGTTGGAGAGAACACCTTCCAGCCAAAAATCGGATTTAAGACTCGTTATGGTCTTGTTTCCAACCCATTTGCTGAAGGAACAACTGCAGGTCTTGGTCGTATCACTGCTAATAGCAACAGATACTACAGAAGAGTTAGAGTTAACAACCTTATGTAATTCGGATATTACATATTTTTCCAAAGACTCCTTCGGGGGTCTTTTTTTATGTTACAATATATTAACAAACTATTGTATGGATTCTTTTCCATGTTATATTTTGAGTGTCAAACAAATATTACTATTCGGAGTTTATTATGACAATCATTCCTATTCAAATTTTGCCAGGACGAATCGCTTACAAAGATTTGATCAATGCAAAAAAGGAAGACTTTGCACCTTTCCGTCACGGAGAAGGTGTTAAGCATATTGGTCGAAAATACATTAAGTATGACCAAGTGGACTACGGGATAACTGAAGATAATCCTGTTAGACTAAAAGGTTCCAGTGGATTAACTGTAACCGAAATAGCAGATTCTCGCAGACAAGGAATAGATCCATCTGCAGAATTACCCTGTGTATCGTTAAACATTAATGGTACTGATTCAGTGCCATATAGAGGCGAAAACGGAATGACCCGTATGAAAGCAGACAGGTCAAATGGGTATGCAGATGGTGTTTGGATGGATATCGTTGAATTTTTTGCCACTGAAGGCAGAAGTGCAAGATACAACCAAATCGTTTACCTTCATAAAAGAAATGATGGACTACCTCAATCGACAAATTCAATAGCAGATATTGTTAAAACTGCTTCTGATTTGATTGATACTAAAGATTTAGCATTAGAATTTGGGGAAGTTAGAAACTTTGTATATGATTCTTGTCCTAACATGATGACAAGAGACAAAAACAAAGCAATTGACATCATTATTAAAGAAGAAGATGTTCCTACAGCAACAATATCTTGGACTTTCGCGGAATGTCTAGAGTGGTTGGAATCCAATTGTGAAGATGACTATCAGGTTGACTATTGTTTCCCTTACAGGTATTTCGCAGAACGTGTTTATCCTGTAATGAATGAATACTATAAAACTTGTAGTCATGGCAATCCTTTGGGAAGAAAAATTAACGTAACTCAATGGTTTGATAACTCAGGAGATTCAGATGTATCTGTTTTAGGTGCTCGTATTACACAAGCACAAAAATGGGAACATCTAAGAAACGTTCTTAAATCTGTTGCAAAATACATGATGATGAATGATTGGCAATTACCATTTGAACTTGAAACCGCATTTCCACAAGTTAAAGATGGAGATCACAAGGACGACGAGAACAAATTGGTCAGACTTCCAAAAGTTGAAATTAAAGAATAAT